CCAAAGACGTGTTCATATCGCCGCTCATGCGCCCACCTTCCGTGACATAGGAGAGCTCACCATCCGCTACCCACCCGGCACAACGATTACGTAGCTGCATGGCCAACAACCGGGCCAATCGCCTACGATCTCGGCGACAAGGAAAACACAAAAGATAAACCATGTGTTCCCAACGCAGTGCCTCCACGCTCACATGCTGATCAAACCTACTGGCGTCCAGCCCGAGAGCGACAGGGTCACGAAAATGGTTCCACTTCTCCCACAAGACACGACCACTACGCGCGGCATTCATACCCTTGAAAACGGTGGGATGGCCGAACAAGTCGGCCAAAGAATCAAACACCCTCTCCTCAATGGGCCGCAAAAACCGGCCCACCTCGATGTTGTACCTAGGGGAACGAGGACTAATCACCCTGGGTACTGGATCCGCCTTCCGAGTAAAATCAGTCTTCTCGTACTTGACGAAGACCTTCACATGCGCATCCTTAACGGTAAACTCCCTCTCAAAGAGCGACCGAAGGGCGTCATCGTACACCTTACGCTTTCGGCCCCGGAATGTGTCGACAAAGTCGGCACGCTTCAACGGGGCGGTCCGCGGCAACAGTGGACTAAGACGTTTGAGCACCAGACCCAACTGTTGCTCAAAATGCCCAGGCAATGGCCTAGGGGGCTCAACAAACGCGTCACCCTCCTTAACATAAAAAACGCGTTCCTTCACCGCCCTCTCCAGCGTGTTAATATCGTTGTTGAAACCTCGGAGGTCCATGGGAGGAGAAATCCCAGAAACACGCACCATACGACGAGATTTCGGAAACCCCCAATACCTACGTACGCGCAAAACGGGGTGGTCAGGGGCTGAACTACGTTCACATCCCACCCCACGTACGGCAACGGGGCCTCCCTAACTGGGATTGGGGGCCCCAAAGGGCCACCAACCCCAAGACGCGCGGGATGAAGCCTTCTTCCTACGGCCAAAAGCACGCGTGGAATCAACCGCATTCATATCCTGCATCGCCCGGGAAGGCAAGAAACTAACGTACAGGGCTAAATCCACAATAGTGGCAGCATCCTTAGCACGCAAATCCTGCATCTCCCGAAGCTGATCATGCATGAATTTCCGCGTAATCAAAAGATTGGCATCCGAACGCTCACGGAAACCAAA